CGCGGCGACCACAGTGTTGCGATCTTCTTAACAATTACCCTCGCTCGAGGAGATCAATCGCGTTAACAGAGCCCCAGTAGGAATTCGCTCCTCTTACTGGGGTTCACCTTTTTGGTTGACACAACTCAATTTAGACTGTATACTGTAAGTATAACAATTAGAAAAAGGAGCGAAGATGATCAAAGTTTACCAAGTAGGACACGAAGCACACCAAGCAATGTACCCCGACACCCCGTTCAGTTACGGTAGAGGGTTTGATCCTGTGGCCAACATCAAGCACTACGAACACGTTGCAGACCTGGATGCGAGTGATCTAAACGAAGCATTCCAGATAGGCAACATAGGCCCTGAAGAGGCCTACACAAGACACAAGCCAATGCACTCTATAAGTGTAGGAGATATCCTAGTAGAAGACTGTGGTACAGTATCAATCGTAGCAAGTTTTGGCTTTGATAAACTAGACGTTAGCCTTTAATTAGGGGTTGACACAACCGGTAATTGATAGTACACTGTAAGTATAAATTAAACAAACAGGAGCGAATATGTTAGACACAATGACAAGAACAGCAGTAGCAGTAAGCGATGACATCAACCACTACACAGCGGAAGATGTTCGAGCAATCCTACAAGAATCATTAGATGCGGCACACATTGCGGCACAGTCATTCTTGGCAGATTGGAACCAAAGCACAGGTGGCAACCAGTATGGTGAGCCTATGTACTGTGGCTTTGCATCAACTAAGATCTACGGTGTTAAGGGCAATACCAAGTTGGGTAAGGCATTCAAGGCCGCTGGCATTGAAAAGGACTACAGTGGTGCATACTCTATTTGGAACCCTAGCAAACACGCAGGGCAGAGCATGGATGTTAAAGAGCACGGTGCTCAAGCCTGTGCCCAAGTGTTTAAGAACTATGGCTTTAAGGCCTACATGGATTCAAGAGCAGACTAATAAGGGGAACGGGCAGTGCTGGCCTAGGCTGGGATACGTAGGGTATTAAGCAACAGCACACAACAAAGGAGACTAGCACAACGCTAGGGGGAAAGAGGCTAGTAGAAATACTAGTCTTTTTTCTTGACGGCAATCCAAAAAGAAAAAGAAAATAAAAAATATTTTGAGGCGAGGGGCTTATATAATAAAACCATGGTGATGCAGAATCACCAGGCAGGAGAAAAACAAGATATTTAAAAAATTGTATCTAATTTTTTGCACTATATAAACCACCTCGAAAACTGCAATTTTGATAACTAATATTTTGGAATGAACACCTACGATCCAAAATCACCCCTCACACAGCACTATATACGCACAGGAGCCATCTTAGCACACACAAAGCCTAAGACTACCAAGCACACACCACGAGTGCGTAAGGCACGTGTACGACGCTTAAAATGCGTCTAAGACACCTTAAAAGCAACCACCCCCTAGTAAAGTAGTGTATAAAAATTTTTACGCACACATTTTTTTTGGCTGAGCATACCCCTCTGCATAACTACAAGTATGAGCAAGTTTTTAGATAGTCTAGCCAACAACACACCCAATTCAAGTCAGTTTGATAGGATAGAACCCACCCTAGACTATGACCATTCTGAGCAACGTATCAAAGACGTACAACAACGTTTGAGCACAGTTGTACAAGAGTTCTATAGTGCATACCACAATGACGCACTCACGGGTAAGGTTAGTACACTTAAAAAACGCATAGCAAAGGCGCAAATCAAATAGAACACTACTGCATATACACAAGAGACTTTGATCAAGCACAGGGCTTCATACGTGATCTAAGTCTATGTGGAGTAGTCATAGATGCTCATGCTAATAGAACACGCTTTTGGTTAGATTCAACTCACGCTCTACATCAACTGTTCTATTTAAAGTATGCTCACGTACTAGTCAAAGTGGACGAATCACATGTGTGATAAAGTTACGCACAGGGTATATATGCTCTTCAAGGTCAATGAACAACTGTGTGTTCCAAAGTGATTCATGTGTGAGTCTAGAGTATGCTATACGTCCAATTTCAGTTTTATAGTTGCGTTGGGGAACACTAGGAAACACACCTGTGAGCCATAGAGCACTGTCACCTAGGCTTTTAGCATCACGTGCTGTGGTCATAGCAAACACAGTTTCTGCATAGGTGTTTATAGGTTGTAGGTCGTGTGTGACACGCTCTGCTAGTAGATGTACAACATACTGTTTGATGTGCCAAGGCAAGGTTAGTCCGGTGGTATTTTCCGTGTCGTCTACCACAGTTTGAAACGCTTCGATGTATGCATCATCTGCTTTCATATAAATATTTATTATGAAAACGCTCCTTGTCACACTGGTTCTAGTTGGGCTTGTTGGTTGTACGCAACCCTTGAACACGCTGGTTGAACCTGACGCTAAAAATGCTACCGCTACTGCTTCGCAGTCGAAAAAATCTGCGGCTGACGCTTCGCGTACAGAGGATGGCCCACCCAACTTCCAAGGTATAGCAGACGTACTAGGCTGTGTTTTTGCTCCTGAGAGTTGCGGAAAATAACCTATTATCCCGGGTGTTTGCGACAGTCAAGTAAATACTTGTAGAGTTGTTTATGTGATAAGATCAACACACACTCGCATGTACACAGAACCTAGTTCTATATAATATAAAAGGTTGTATAAAACTTCGATAAACAACTCATCTACCCTTGTACAGATAAATATAGCATTCACAACAGAGACTAAATACTTGTATGAAATGGTTTATAGTTGTACTCATGCTGGGTATCAACACAGACGGCAGTCAAGACACGTTTGTTTACACCCAACCACACTTTGACACAGTAGACGCATGTCAACAATATGTGTACACAAACAGCACTCAGTTGGAACAAGCAATGATGCAGGCGTTCCAAGGTAAACAGATTGAAAGTGTATTCTGCATACAAAAAGACAAACTAAAACGTTTGCTTGAACTAGACAGCGGAACTAAAACAAACATTTAGTAAAACCGGTTTTATCTTTTAAACAACACTACTATGAAAAAATTTAAACATCGAAAAAGTCCCGGAGAACAAATACGAATCCTGGAAGCACAATTAAAAAAACTGCAAGACCCAATGGAACAAGAACAGTGTCGACAGGCTCTGCATCATTGGCGCACAGTGGCGCAAGAATTCAAACAACGACCCCCAGGCGAACGCAAACATAAATATTAGTATGCAAAAAACAATCTTAATAGGATTTCTTTTTTGGTTATTATCCGCAACCACTGTGTTTGCACAACCAGAAGCAACTCCTAGTCCGACACCACAAGTACCAAATGATGGGATAGTAAATCTACCAGTTATGTTAGACTGTGGACCTATCGCTAGTATAATGGAAATACTACAAAACTACAAAGAGTTGCCCACAGCAACAGGTGATGCATCATGGAGAATACCAAATGGTCAAATGCTCAAAGGTAGAATGGTTATATGGATCAATCCACAAACTAAATCATTTAGTATTACCATACAACCAAATGAGGATATGGCATGTATCTTTTTGCCAGGTATGAATTTTGCACCTTTCAATAATCCAGGCACCAGTCTTTAGGTTTCGTAAATACTGTTATGAAAGTAACAGCAACACAATTACCAATAACAAAAAAATTAGATGCCAACATCGACACAATTGAACAGTGCATCAATGATGGTCAAGGATATATTCTAACAGGCGAAGGAAGCCTCAGTGGTTACTTTGCTCCTCCTGTTATCAATGACATGCACAATGTCAACGAACTCATGGAAGCAGAAAGATATCTAGTTGGAGTTGCAACACAACAATCAAAACAGTTACTTCTAGGTACAGGTTGGATGGAACCTGATGGTATGCCCTACAATCAAGTTAGGGTATATGACAACGGATACAAAGGTGCTTATAACAAGCGCCTATTGACAACTACCATACATGGTGGTGGCGAACGAAATGCTTATCTCCCGGGATGGGCACCTTTTGTATTCGACCTACCCAACAATCACAAAGGAGGAGTTTTGATTTGTAATGACATATGGGCAACACCCACAGTAAGTCCTACAGGTAATCCTTATTATGTGAATAGACTTTCGAGAATGGGTGTGGATGTTTTATTTTGCAGTGTTAATTGCAATGTAGGAGGTCGTGTTCCGTGGGATCAAACAATATATACTTGGCACGAAAATCATTTACAGATGTATGCAAGATCATTTAATATGCATATTGTTGTAAGCGGAAGCAGTCTAGGTATGAACGGCGAAGAGATTGAGAAACTACAATGTCCATTAGGTGTATTAGATCCTAACGGTGATTGGGTAGTGAAACTTGACCTCGGACAGACAAATGCAACAGTAGAAATCAAATAAATACTATTATGAATTATACCAACAAGTTGTTGGCTTCACAGCCTACTAGTCATTCAGAATTCTTTAAAGAAAGTGTAATTCTTGTTATTGAAGACAGTCCTAAAACAGGAACTTGGGGGTTACAATTAAACAAACAAACCGACACACTTAAAGTGAACACTGTTGTTTCGGAAATCGGCGTTCATATTGACACAGATAAGAATTGTTTTATAGGCGGTCCAGTCGAACCAAATGCACTGCACATTGTACACTCTAGTGATTGTATTATGAGCAATACTATACCTATCAATGACAATTTAAATGTTACCAGCAATCAATCATTGTTTGAAGAATTGCAACGTAGCAGAGGTCCAAGCGATTGGATAATCACACTAGGAATGTGTACATGGGCACCACATCAATTAGCAGGTGAAATGAGCGGAGAACACCCGTGGACACCTCAACACAAATGGTTGGTAACAGACTGTCCTAAAGATGTTTTGAATATCAATCCTAAATTATTGTGGAAGCAGATTGTAAAAACCTGTGTCGAAGAAGCCACAGCAAGTATGTTTTAATAAAGGAGCATACAATGTATGATTATTTGATTGATAAGATAAACAATCAGACCATTAGTAAAACCCCATTTGATTTTGTTTACTGTGAAGATTTCTTTAACGAAGAACACTTTGCACAAATTGTTAATGCAACGCAGATAAATGTTCCTAAATTTGATAGTACAGAAGCAATGTGTGAACAACTACAACAAACATACGACTACAAGCCTGTAAGTTTTCCAGGGTGTACGCAAAATGTTAATAGTTATATTAGTTGGTATAATAAACAGAGTGATGATTACAAAACTACTAACAAGGACTTACTAGAGGGAGTAGGCATTGCTTTTCGATTGCAATCATATCAAGATACAGTACTAGAAGAACTTGTTGAATTTTTCAACAGCGATGCGTGGCATGATTGTATTAAAAATAAATTTGGCAAGACTAGAGAAACTAGAGTAGAAACAGCAATACAAAAATATGTCTCTGGTTATGAAATATCTCCACACCCGGATATAAGACGTAAATGTGCAACATATATGATTAACATAAACAATCCACAAGCAGAACATCTAGGACTGCACACCCATTTTATGGAGTTTGTGGAAGATAAAAAACACTTGTATGATTATTGGGAAAACAATTCTAATGTAGACCGTTGTTGGGTTCCGTGGAGTTGGGCAGATACAAAGTTCAAACACACCAAGAACAATAGTATAACAATGTTTGCTCCTAATAGCAGAACAATACATGCTGTTAAGTTAGACTATGATCATTTGCAGTTTCAACGCACACAATTCTATGGAAATCTTTGGTATACCAATAGCGAAAAATTACCTATAGCAAGGTGGCGAGATTTAATTTAATCTTCTTCAGTATTAATTGTTTTAAGAAGTTCTCTTAGTTTAGTTGATTGTGTTTTACCACTTACCTTACCTACAGTAATACCTTCAGTTGGATCACTACGTTCTGTAGTATTAGAATCATCTATTGTGCTTTGTTTTTTAATATTAGAATAAATGCTACTTCCTGTAGACTGGTTGTATGAACCTTGTTCATCTTCTACTAGATCTTTAATACGTAAACTATCTACATCAAACTCTAGATCTACTTTTTGTCCTACACCGCTACTACTTCTAGTTTTCATAAACTGTATTTGATAACGTCCACGTTCTTTCATTGCTCTACTTGTAAAGATACCAATAACATTATCAGCAGTTTGAATCTTACTTAATCCTCCACTGATGTGCGAATGATCAAATTCAATTTCTTCTACTGCCGCTCTATTCAACTGCGACGCTGTAACAAACACACAACCTAGTTCCATAGCCAAGTTACGTAGTTCTTCACTTACATATTTGTCTTTAACAAACAAGTCACTTGGTGATACTTTAACACTCAATGGCATCATCAAATCTAAGTAGTCAATTAATAACACATCTGGTTGACACTTGTTTTTAATTGACCATTCTTTTACGTAACTACGCAAGTCGTTTGCGTTCTTACCACTAGGCATATATTTGATTTGTATCTTACCTGACTTCTTGCCCATCATTTTGACTTTCATCTCTACATCATCAAGATTCTTAAAAATTTCTTTTGTTGCTACACCTGTAAGCATACTATCAATACGCATAGCCGTTAGTGCTTCAGAAAGTTCTAAACTTATGTACAATACATTCATACCTTCTAGTGCAAAGTTAACTGCCATATTCTGCAAGAACAAACTCTTACCTGCACCCGATCCACCTGCCCAAATATTAAGTTCACCTCTGTTGAATCCGCCAAACAGTTTTCTATCAATACTAGGCCAGCCAGTGCTTACTTGTCCGTTGTTGTCTTTGAGTCCTTCTAGTCTTGCTTTAGGATCTAAGAAATAATCTGTACCCATGTCCTTTGCAAGTCCAATTTGTATTGCTTCTTTTACTAGTCCTTCTACTGGACCATACTCACCTTTTTCAAGTAAGTCTGCACTCTTAAGAATTGCACGTTCTAGTGCTTTGTGTCTACTAAACTGTTCAAATGTATCCAACAGCCAGTCTGTGTGTTCTTGTCCTACACTACTAGCATCTTTGAATTGTGTTCCACAACTACTGTTTACAATTTCAAGTTCAGGCATAACTTTGTATTCATCAACATAGTGCTTGATAAATTCAGCACCTTCTTTTAGTTTTTGATCAAAGTTTTCACTTTCAAATATACCTTGACATCTTACAAATGCTTCTGCATCGCTTAGAAACATTTCTAAAAATAACTTCTGTATATCTTGATTAAAATCTTGCATTATTTCCCTTTGCCATCTGTTGTACTATTATACCATATTTTGTCGCTAAAGTCAACTCTTGTTTTAGTTTTGGCGAAAACACTTCCTAAACAACTTCCCGGATCGCCTGGGTGTTTTGGAACATGCACATGTTGAAACATTCTAGAGTTTATAACATTATCTATTGCAGGTTTGTTTAATGCACACCCGCCCATAAAACACACTTGTTCATAATGGTGTACGTTCTTTAACCAAAGGCTAATTCCCATAATGATTTCTTCAAACTTGGATTGTACTGCCGCGGCCAAATCATTAGCATCTGCATCAGGTAACCAAGCATCTAATCCTCTGTGCATGTTAACATTAAATTTTACACTAGGATAGTTGATATCAAATAATTCATCTACATCTTTTTTATAACGTTCAGCATTACCTTGCTTTGCCATTTGTGCTACAAGATATTCATCTTTGTTTGCTACTAGTCCTAGTCGTTGTGTCATAGCACTATACCATAAACCTATGGAGTGCGGATATCCTTGACTGTGAATTCTTTTAATACGACCACCAAGTCCGTCCCATATAGTATAAGTTTCAAACTCGCCTATACTATCTAGTACAACTATTGCCCAACGTGTATTTCCGCTATTGGTACCGTAGTAACCATATGCGGCATGGCTTTCGTGATGCTTTGTGTACGATAATTTATTAATAGGTCCAACGTCATAGGATTTTAGATATTCTCTTACATTTGTATCACTATAAGGAATTCTCTGTCCTGCCCACAGTTGACGCAACCATTTGAGTCTAGGATATTCATACCATACTATTTCATCAGGAATGCCATACATCTCTTTTGCTACACTAGTCATTGTAAAATTCAAGTCAGGATCATTGTCTACACCTGTAAAGTCTTTTGCTAAACACGCCCACACAGGATGTACACCTTTGAATATCGCAAGACTAGCATCATGACTGTTTGCTACTATACCCCACGTAATTTTATTATTCATAATCATTTATATATAAAAGGATCTTTCTTTTGTAACAGTTTAAGTTTTTTTCTAACTTCGCGTTTAGTTTTCCATTTAGCATATTTTAATTTTATTTTTAACCAAATACTTTTCATAAATTATCCTCGATATATTTGACTAGTAATTTACTATAATCACCGTGTGCTTTTTCTACAGGATGAAATAGTTTCATCCTACTATATTCGTTAGTTGTTGCCCATTCATTAAAACTTTCATCTCTAGGTTGAAAGTAGTTTTTAAAATTATATGTATCACTATGCACTTCACACTTGTGTATATTATTGTGAAACAAAAAGTTTCCTACGTTTTGTTCTAAATATGATCTTAGTAGTTGAATATTTGAATACCATTTTTCATATTCAAGTTCATAATCCCAAAGATACTTTCCACTAAAGTTTTTAACTTCGTGACAAGTTTCTATAAACAACCCACCATCGCCTTTGACTTTGGTCGGATTAGTATTAGCATTAACAAACAATGAACTAAACAAATTCATTTCAGCATGTTGTAAGTCTGGCATGAATTCTAATTTTATTTCTGGGTCAACTGCTACTTGATCTAAAACACTACGAATATTAACTTCGGTTCTATTAATGCTTGACCATCCAACTAGCACAAAACAATCTTTTAAATCTTGTCCTCGTCGTTTAAGTTCTTCTAATTCTAATACACATTTACGTGTTATCCAATCATTAGACGCTCCTGGTAATGCTTTGTTAATACAAGTATCAAATTTTAATTTGTTTGCTACATACATAGGATATGCATGTTCTTTGTTTAATTCGGTCATGTCTTTATCACCGATACATTCTGCACCAGCAGTAAGACTGTCACCTATTGCGAATAATGTTTTCATAGGCAATTTTCCTTAATATACGGAAGTATCAAATCTGTAAATGCTACATGAACTTGTTTTGTAAAGTGTCCTTCTTTTCGAACACCGTAACTGTGTCTTTCTTTTCCCCACGGACTAAACGCAAAGTCATAAGGTTGATAATAACGTTTGTCAAAAATATCTTTTAAAAGATTAGGACGAATGTTAAGATCTTTATTCCATGAATGCACATTGTTATGAAAGAAATATTTTATATTATTATTCTCACAAAAGTTTTTTACTAACATGATATACCCAAACCATTTTTCGTGTTCTAAGTCTTCGTCCCAAAGATATTGAGCACAGAACATTTGTGCATCATCTCCAAAACTACACACCGTATTACCGTTCTCATCTTTGACCCATTTGGTTGTATTTGGATTTACAAAGTTTGTACCAAACATTTCGATCTCAGTTGACACCATACCAATTGGCGGCCACTCACCTGTCTTCTTAAGCATTTTAATTTCTTCTTTGGCCGTAATTTCTAGTCTATTAATACCACTCCACCCTACAATAACAAACACCTTTGATAAGTCTTGTCCTTCTTGTTTTAGTTTTAATAGATCTAAAATAGTTGTACGTGCAATCCATTCATTAGGTGCACCAGGTAATGCACTATTAACATTGTTTCCAATATTAAGTTTATCTGTTATCTGCATTGGATAAGCATGATATTTGTTTTCTTCTGATACATTGTTATTACCTAGGATTTCCATTCCATGTGTAAAACTATCGCCATTTGCATATAATATTTCGTACATTATTTTACCTTATAATTAAATGTTACAACTAGTCTATGCCCAGGTGTTCTAGGACTGCTACTACTATGATATTGTAACCCGTTAAATGTAATTATCGTATTTGCCTTAGGGTATACTGTATCTTTGACTGTAAAATTATTGTCTTGACTAGGAAATACTTCATTGTAAAACACCGTAGGTGCATCGCTGTTGTTTACGTAAAACAAACTAGTTTTATGTTCAAATTTAAAATCCACATGAGCATCGTGATATTGATCTTGTTGTTGTCCTGAATAAAATATAAACCCTATTCTACAGCGAATTAAGTCAATATCTCCTAGTAATTCTTTCACAGGATTTAGTAATAATGCAAGACTAGGATTTTCAATTTTTCCATCTTCGAATACATTAGTGCTGAATCCGTATTGTTTTTTTCCATCACCATATGCAACATTATGATTGTATGTCCACGGAACTAAATTACTTGTTAGATTAGATTCTAACAATTTTAAATCATATTCTTTAATTGCGTTATCTATTATTTTCATTAAAATAATTCTTTGCTAATAGTTCTATTTTAAGTTTGCTAGTTTCGATACTATTGATTATTTTTGTAAGTGTATATACTTTGCCGTATGTTTTAATAGCATCATTTACATCTTTAATATTGTTATCCCAGTCTGGAAAACTAACACCCCATCCATAATGTAATGCACTATCAAGTAAATCTGCACCTGCTTTATCTCTGTCAGGAACAACAACTACTTGCCGTTGTAAACTGTTAATTGCCATTGCTTGTGTGTCTTTAACATCATTACTTAATACTGCAACACCGTCTATACTAATAGCATCTAACGGACCTTCAACAACAAAACAATAACGTCTATGATAGTTTTGTTTATCTAAGTTAAAGACATATCCTGGTTGGCTATCAGTTATATATTTGGGGGAGCCATTTCCTATCTTTCTTGCAGTGTATCCGACTACGTCCCCTTGATAATAAAAAGGTATTATTAATCTATTCCTATAAGACCCTTCCGGTGTCCACATAAATTTATAATCATCTATCATCAGGCCTCTACTCAAAAGATATTCAATGGCTCCAAACAAATCTGGATCCAACCCGCTTGGCTCTAATGCCTTCCAGTCATGCCATTCCATAATTGGTCTTGCTCCGACTGGCAGTTCTTTATTTTGAAATGTAGGCGTAATGAATGTTTCTTCTTTGCGTTGAGAATCTGAGTCAACTTGTATTATTTTCAAAGCCTCTAGACTAAGTCTAGTTATTTCAGAATCTGGCATGCCAAGCCAACCAAGAAGTTTACGTAATTTATAAGATAAATTTCTTCCTGGAACATAACTTGCAGTATATCCGCAATTGAAACAATGATAACTTGTTGTTCCATCTCCGTTCTGCATTAACCCACCACGCATACGTTTATCCATATTTTCTCCATTATGGATACAGCATGGACCATTAAAACTAATCCAACCACTAGGGGTTTTCTTATGTTTCGAAGGTAAGGAGGTTAGTAGTGTTTGTTGTATCAGATTCATATTACTATTTTACGATCTTAATAGTAATTTGTCAAGTGTTCCGGTGTTCGAAATGGAAGGAATATGCTTAATTCTTAGCCAATTATATACTCCGTTGACATTGAAATAATTATTTCCTGTTGCGTTTGAAAGTACAACATCTTTTATGCTTACCCAGTCAGTGTCGTTAGAAGGTTGATTATCAAGCGTTGCTTCTAATGTAACTGTTCCGCTATATGCAGTAGAGTAATATTGTACTGTATGCAAATCATTTGCACGTTTTAATCTAGCATGAGCATCTATATGACTACTAATATGTGTAGTAATGTTCGTGTCATAATCAGTAGTTGATGAAAACGTAGTAACTTCGTCGCTTGGAGTATGCATTGCATAACAAGCATCTGATATTTCTAAACGTCCACACGCACCATGATATGTGTTTGTATAAACAGGTTTTACTTTGTTGTTTACAGTTCTAGTAATGCTAAATCTATATTTTTGTGATATTAAGTCAATTGTATCACTTTCAGATAATTCTACAGTGATTACGCCTTTTGTAGAACGAGTCGAACCGTCATCAACTATAGTCATAGTTTTGTTTAAGAAACTAGCACCATTTGCATTGTCTAATATCGTAAACTTAAAAACATTACCTGAACTAATATCTATAGGTTTTTGATCTTGGTTCTTAACCGTAAATTTTAGAGTGTTATCCACTCCTTTAAAAACATTTAAATCGTCCTGATACATAGGTGCGAATCCTTGAGTAATTCCGGCATCCAAATCACTGTAGATGGCATTACCGGTTTCATAAATATATATTGGTACTTTGAGCATATCATTGTGTCATCCAATAGTATTTATATGAAAGACATGACAATTAAAAACGAAGAATTAGAACAAACTATACCTTTTATTAGCGGAGTTAAACACGCTACAAATGAGTACGTGGGCATTATAATAAATCAAGATCATGCAGTAACTAGCATGTACGATTTAGGTACTTGTACAGATGACGAAAAACGTCTAATCTTACAGTGCGGTGAAATTTGGTGGTGGGAATCGAACAGAAAAATCCCTATCAATATCTTTATGAAAAAAGAAATGCATGTCTTTAAACACATGATAAAAAGTTTTACTACAAAAGATATTGAGATATTGTTCGGACCTGTAGTTAGATTACACGACATTGCCCAGAAACGAATTAAACGTAAAAGTATTCAGTTAGTTCGTAAACTTAAATAAAAGACTATATCAACAGTTAGGTATATGAATAGTACCCCTAATGATGTAAGTTGAAGGCCTAATAGCGGCGGCATTATCAATAACCAAATAATAATTTTGAACAAATAATTAAAACCTTGTTCCTCTGGAACTGTATAAAACAACCAATTCATCATGGTTGTTGAGCACTTACTTGTTCACATAATAAATTCATATGTACTACGATTGCATGAGCATATGCAACTGCATGTGCTTTCTTAAAATAATAACTTCCGTCAGTTGGTTTCGTCCACACTTCCTTCATAATGTCTGGCCACTGCTTCCCTATAAGATGACGCTTCGCTGGTCTTATCATCGCTAGTACTGCCGCCAACTGTTGTATGCTTGTTGGCTTCACGCTTTTTAGAATTGTACTGTGTTCTGCGACGTGAAACAATTTGTTGCTGAAGTCTGGCTCTGTTAGTAACTCCCATAACGGCTCCTTCTCTAACAATGTATTTAAGTGTTCTTCATCTCTTACATGTTCATAGATATGGACATTAAGCATGTCAATTTTAAAATAACCACGTTCGTCGGCTTCTTTATGATCTATAGTACATAAGCCAGTAAATGGTTGCACTGGAGCATTATGAAAATAAACACCTGTGTTATGTTTTTTAACTTCTTGTTTTTCTAAACGAGATGCAGTCACATGTTTAAATTGTGCTAAAACTTTATCTCGATCAAAAAAATCTAAATCAACATCAGGCATAATATTTCTTAAACTCTTCGTACTCGTCTTGTTTAGATTCTGGTACCGACCATTTAAAAACTTCAATTAAATGAAGACCACTTGCGTCCCATTCATTGTCATCTTTATGACCACGTCTCATACCAAAGCCGTGTCCACCTTTAGTTTTAGTCATAGTCTTAGGATCATATGTTGTTGACTCTTTGTATCTAGAGCCTTTTGTTACGAGTTTTTTTGGTAATGTTTGTCTAGGCAATTTGTGCTTCCTTTGTTATTTCTTTTACTAGTTTAACATCTTCTGAGTTGTTTGTAAAGTGTTTTTTCCAGTATGTTATATCCAAAATAGGCTCTACCATAGTTAGATGCTCGTCATTAAAACTTCCAACCAATTCAATACCAGCCGCTGTATTTAATAGCAACCACGGACTAATACGTCCATATCTAATATCGTTGACTGCCCTATTATGATTTACATATTTGAAATAATGATTGTATGGCGATTCGTGTTTGTCGCCCCAATCCATCATCGTTTGTATCGATCTACGAACTGCACCTTCAACAGGTTCTACTTTAATCATTTCAAAAAGATATGTATCATATAGTGCGTCACGACTCCAATGATCTAATTTAACACCGCTTTTGATTACAAAGTCAATAAACTTTTCTGGGTATATACAACTAACGTTAGTAACAAAACTACCAAATTTAACAAATGCATTATAGTATGGACTCTTACAAAAGTCTTCGTATGTCTTTTCTTTACTTCGTTGCACTTGCTGATAAAATTTATTAAAAGTCATAAAACCAACTTGCACACGTTTCTCATCTTTTTGTAAATGTCGACGCTTTGCTTCGCACATATGGGCTATCAGCGTTTTCTCTTTTTGAAACGCTTTGCCACAATGTACACAATCAAAATCCTTATTTGGCATTTGGATCCTGTTCTTCCATGTATTGTTTTTGTTCACTTTTTGACATAACACTTGATAAGGTTGTTGCATCGTCCACCTTCATATTAGGATTTTTATCTAAAAGATATTGTTCAAATTTATTCTTTGCTTGTTTCTTTGGCGCCGCTACATACTGATGAAAGAAATTTTCATATGCACCACACATTGCCATTAACTTCCACAGTAAGCCTTTATGATTTTTACTTAAGGTCCAGTGATGTTTGTTTACAAACTCGTTAGTCATTTCTAAATAATGTTCTTGAAAAAACTGATCAGCCTTAACATTACTTACATAACGCATAGCAATAAACGGAGCAAATAACTTTTTGTCATCATCGCTGAGTTTATTATACCAATCCTTGTTACGTTTATCTACTGCACGTAACATTGCTTTTAAATCAAGAAACTTTTTCTTTTCAGCCATGTCTCCTCCCGTCAAACACACAAACAAAATACAATTCTTCATTGCCTGCATGTACTCTGTGAAACACACCATCTTCGATTAGCACAGTATCTCCGGCTTCAACATTGTGTGTTACATCGTCAAGTTCCATAGTGCCATAACCTTCTAGGAACATATAAACTTCTTCTTGTCCTTCGTGCTTGTGTCCGCTTGTGCTTTTACGAGGACTTAATCTTGTGCTACTTACAACTAAATTTTTTAATGTAGTATTGTCTTTTACAATGTAGCGATCATCGTTTTTAACAACAGTACCTTCTATACTAGAACTTTTAAATTTCATTTTTTATTCCTACAATATTCATACTCATAACAACTCTGTTTTCATTAACTTGATTTGCTTGTACTCTATGTGAAAGCCAAGCAGGAAAAAGTAACACATCGTTAGTATTACATTGTACACTCTGCCAGAAGTCTTGTCTACTAAAATCTGTATGACTTCTTGGCATATATGTCCAACTTGAATGTAAAGGATTTCTAAATTCTATATCGCCACTATCTTCGGGTTTGTTTAAGTAAACACTTGCCGCCATATGTGCCGGACTATGATCGTGTTCAACAACATATCCGTTTTGGTTTGTTATATTAGTCCAACTATTCATAACTTCTAATGGTAATTCTTGCATATCCCATTCTTTCCAAACATTATTTACAATTGGTTGTAACCAAATCATAAAGTCGTGTAACTCCTCCCACATGTGTGGATCTAAAGGATTATGATTAGCATTTGTTTTGCCGCCGCCACGCATACTACCTGCATTCTCTGGCATCAACACTGTTTCTTTAATAGCACGAGAACAAGCAGATGAAAAATTACCCGGATAAGTTGCTTTCCATACTAGTGTAGGTATTGTATTAATCGGGGTAAGCATCATTGTTTTCCATTGTTAAGTAATAAACTGTTTTTAATTCTTTTAACATATTCTGTAATGTTTTATTTCCGTCGTTAGCATTTTCTAATATTTCACTTATTTCTAATTCTGTTAAATGCCACTCTGGGTATTCTTTTTCTTGAATTAATATACGAGTCCCAGTTTCAGTATCACGTTCATAAACTGTTTCACCTCCATCTGGAGACTCGTATATTTTATCCATTATACTGCTACAAAGTACAGTAAACTTACTGCCGCTATTGCTAGACTGCCACCGTTAAGGTCTGCTTGTTTACCGCTTAATGCTTTAATAACAACATAAGCAATAAAGCCAATTGCAATACCATAGGCAATACTAAATGTTAATGGCATAATAACTGCCGCCAACACTGCTGGTGCATACTCCGTTACATCATCCCAATCAATGTCCTTAAGATTTCTTAAGAAGTAAGTTGCGATGAATATAAGTGCAGGCGCCGTAGCGAATGCAGGAATACTCTGTGCTAGAGGTGCAAGGAATAAACAAGCACCAAACAAGATAGCAACAACTACTGCTGTCAATCCTGTTTTACCACCTTCTTTAATACCTGCTCCACTTTCAATGTATGAAGTAGTATTTGAAGTTCCAGCCAATGCACCTGCTGTTGTAGCCACAGAATCTGCTAACAAGGCTTTGTCAATACCTTCGACTTCACCGTTTTTGTTAACTTTATCTGTTAGGTTAGCAACACTAGTAAGTGTACCTGCTGTATCTAAGAAGTCTACAAACAAAAATGCAAACGCAGTACCAATGAATCCTGCCGTAGCAATCATGCTAAAGTCTAAACTGAAAGCATGTGCCGGACTAGGAATTGCTCCTGCAAAACCATTTAAGTCAGATACTCCAAAGATCCAAGCAATAATACTTACTGCAAGGATGCCAACTATAATTGCTCCTGGTACTTTACGCTTGTCTAGGATAGCCATAATAGCAAAACCTAAACCTGCAAGTAATACAGGCCAACTAGAAATATCACCAAGTCCAACTAAAGTTGCAGGGTTGTCAATTACGATACCTGCATTTTTGAATCCAATGATAGCAAGGAATAAGCCAATGCCTGCCCCTACTCCAAGTTTCATACTTCGTGGAATTGAATTAATGATATATTTTCTAGCAGGTGTCAAAGACAATCCAATGAACACAATACCTGCGACAAATACAGCCGCCAGTGCTTGTTGGAATGTATACCCCATACCAAAGATTACACCAAATGTAAAGAACGCATTAAGTCCCATACCTGGTGCTAGTGCTACAGGCCAATTAGCCCATAGTCCCATAATCAATGTACCAATTACTGCGGCAATAATTGTTGCTGTAAATACAGCACCAAAACCCATACCGGTTCCTTCAGTTGAAAGAATAGCAGGGTTAACTACAGTAATATATGCCATTGTTAGGAAAGTGGCAACGCCAGCCATTACTTCTGTTCTTACAGTAGTACCTGCTTTTGTTAAACCAAATAGTTTATCTAACATGTTATTTTCCTTTTGTTTTGTTGCTTTTAACTTCTGTACCGACAGTTCTACGCACAATATCATTGTGATTAAATTCTGCCCAATACAATTCGAAAGCGACTCCATCTTCAAGTCCTTCGAATTGATGAATCTTACCAGGCTTCACCTGAGTAAATTCACCGGGACCAAGAATAGTTTCATCTACGAGACCATCTTGATCATCCTGCCAAACGCGGACAATCATCTTGCCCGATTCAACAAAGAATCCGTTCCATTTATATTTGTGTTCATGTTCTGAACATTTGTACTTTGCTTTAAATTCAATACGGTGAAACTCTAGTACACCGTTTGCATGTATCAATTCTGTTTGACCCCAAATCTTACCTGCTTTCATAGTCATTACCTTTCTCCTTATATATGCGTAAGCGTTCTTTAAAGTTATTAATTCTCCATCCTTTATAATTGTCTAAACGATGAAATTCTTCAGTTGTTACTAAATGATATTTTAACTTTATATCTTTATCTGTTAGTGGTATTAATTGTGCAATTGGTTCTCCGGGTGTTATACTAAATCTATTACCCGAATTTAAAAACAAGTTGTAGTCTGCAATATGTGTATACTTGAAATCAATTACACCTGGACTACTCCAATGACTTAACGGATTTTTTTGATGCCATTGTGGTTGACTCCATATCCATTCAATACTTTCATTAGTTTTAATTCTCCAAGGCAACGGTAGTTTAATATGTTGGTATCCTGGTTTATGATCTTTATAATCTTCTGCGGTATGACTTAACGGTTGTGAATATTTTTCAGGTAGTATATCAAATGCTACTTTACCGTCCATAAATTTTTGAATTGTAATACTGGCAGGACTAGGAATAATAAAACCTTTTTTCATATAGCCTATAATAGCAGGACAAGTTTTCATTCCTGCAACTTCAAGACCATCTAGGTGTATGTGTTGATGTGTATCTGGTCGACTGGTTGGAAGTTTTTTCCACCAATTAGGAATAAACTTCTTACTATGATCAGGACGAAACATATCGTAAGCATGTTTATCGTCTGTGTATAAATCAACTGTAATACTGTTACTAAAAAGCATCTTAAAATAATAAACTATAATCTAACGTTTCACTAGAACGAGAAACTTCTTTTACAAAAAATACACAATTAGGATCGCCAAGGTAGAAAGAGATTACGCTTTTGAAAAAAAACTATAGGACATGACTTATTTACAAACTATTGACCCAAAATGCCAACAAGGGCGTTTATTAAGATTTTT